GGTCTTTTGGTCGCCCGCGTCATCTTTGTCCTTGCCTTTGGACGCCATGTACGCTGCGCCCGCAAGAGCAGCAAGACCCGCTAATCTACCCAAATTTTTCTTTGCCATGATTGCCCCTTTAGCAGGCTTTGCCGCCCATGTTCATCTTGACCATTTTGCCTTTGGTTTTGCCTTTGACAGCTAAACCATCGCGGCTGGGGGCTGCGGTTTTAACAGCGCCCATCTTGCTGGCAGTCATGCCGCCTTTGGCCATTTTCTTCATGCCTGCTTCTTTCATTTCGTGCTTAATCATTGATGCAGGTGCGCCCTTCTTTTTCATGAAGGACACTTCTTTTTTCATCATTCCTTTGGATTCTTTCATTTCGCCACCTTCTTTAAAAAGTTCGTTCTTACCCTGATTGGTCTTTGGTTTGTTAACCGCTTGCGCATCAGCGCGGCTCTTTGAGCCTTTGCCAAATTTCATGCCCTTACTAGCTTCGCTGAAGTCCTTGCCAACGGCTTTAGGCACTCCAACTTTCTTCGCAAACGCTGGGTTATGGGCCACAGCATCCATGAATTTCTTTTGTTTTTCACTTACTGCTGGCATCATCAACCTTTGGCTTGAATGAGTTGGTCAATTTTTGCTTCAAGGCGGTTAAAGCGTTGGTCAATGTGGTCAGTAACTCTTTGCACTTCTGAATTAGTTGCGTAATCACGGGCGATCTCCTCGCGTGTTCGGTTCAATAAAATGCTCAGGCGTGCCAGCTCGTCAAATTTTTCACGAATGAAAAACCACAACGCCCCCATGACGAGGGACAGACCAGCAGACCAAAGCGTGTTAATGTCCATGTCAGCACTTCCATCTAGCCAAGGAAGCCGCCTTACGGGTGGGCTTGCCTTTTTCATCTTTCATCGGGCCGGGCATACCTGACATGCGAGCGCAAAATGACTTCTTGCGGGGGCCACCTTGGGGCTGTGGAGCCTTCAGGTTACTGCCCGTTGCTGCGTTGTACTTGGCGCGGCCTTTGGCAGTCAAACCCGCCCCCTTGGAGACAGGCAGCTTTTCGCCACGTCCAACTGCAAGGGAGGGATTCTTCTTAGCCATAGTAAATCTGCGCCCCGTCAATAGAACTCATGTAGGCATAAATTCCATTTACTGCCAATACGCCTTCGCCGGGGATAAGCGGGGCGTTTTGGAACTCGTCTGATGCGTGAGTTTCATAGGTTAACAACCAACGATTTGCGCCGCTGACATAAAGCGCTGCTGGAGAACCTGTAATAGTCCCAGTATTGATGTCTGTGATCGTAAACGCATCTGCGGTTGTTACAGTGATGGCGTAATTCCCATCAGTGGCAGCGCCACCTGAGCCAGCAACAAAGTGAATGCCGACAACAGTGCCGGTTGTTAACCCGTGCGCGGTTTTTGCAATCGTCACAGTCGCGCCACTGCGCCCGTAAGTAACGCTTGAAGTTACTGGGGCTACGGTTGTATCAAACAATACCAAAGTCCCGCCACCGCCATAAAAAGAAACACCTTTTACTCTGTTTCGTCCAAGCACAAAAAAACCACTTTGGTTTAGGTGCCCTTGTCTTACATCAGTTTGCATCGCCATTTTGTTGCTCCGGTTCTGGTGCTTCTAGCCTGTTTATGAGCATCTTGTACGCTTGGATCGTGGCCTGAGCCTGAATTAAAAAGGCGTTTGCCTTGTTTGCCTCAGTCTCTAGGCTACGAATCTCAGACTCCAAGAATTCCTTGGTGATCTGCATATTAAGCCGCGCTAGAGCACATGATGTAATAAGGCGTACCGTCTGATGCCACGACTCTCAAAGTCTTGGCAATAGTGGCAGTGCTTGTTACAAACAAAGCTGCGGGGATGTTGAACAAGTTTGCAACAGTGCCTGTGCCGCTGTTTGTGAAGCGGATGAACGAAGCATTTGTCCAAGTGCCGCCAGAAGCAAAGTCAGAATCAGCTTGGATAGCTGCAATTGTGCCGCCGGGGTTGGTAGAAGAACCGCCCAAAGTGGCGCGAAGAGCGTTACCCGCACCAGAAATAGTGCCAGAACCGTTGATGCTCAAGCTAACGTGAGCGCCGTTGACAGTACCGCCAGTAGCTGCACCAGCACCCGTGACTCGCGTCAGTGCGCGAATGGTTTCGCCAGAGCCGGTAGAAGTAAATTCCAAGCGGCCATAAGACAACCGTGTGTCGCCTGTAGCGGCAGAGGTTGTAGCGTATGACTCGGATATATTGCCAGCGGCAGTCTCAACGATGGGGCTGGAAGCTGTTCCGGAGATGAAGCCATTTTGTGATATGACTGGGCCGGAGAACGTGGTATTTGCCATGATTGTTCCTTACATGCAAGTGAGGGTGTTCTGTCTGCATGTCGTCAGCCGGGACTGTCAGAACACCGGATAACCCCGGAATGCGTTCAATATACACCAAAAGAAAAGGGGGCACAAGGCCCCCTTTCCGGTTTATCAGGCAGAGCCTGAAGAACCCCACATACCCAATGGGTCAGACCAGCCGAAGCTGTAACGCTCACGGGCCTTGTAACGGACGTTACCTGTGTCGAAGTCGCCGTCCATGCTGTTTTGCAGCGGGGTGCGGACGAAATGCTTCATACCGTTAGGCACGTCAGTGGTCAGATACCAACCGTTGGTGTCAGTCAAGAAGTGATTGACGGTGTAGCCCTCGGGGATTGCGCCCATCTGTTTGATAGCGTTGATGTCGTTATCAGCAGTGGAGACACGCAGTTCAGTGTCAAGCAAACGCTTGGCAACGAACATGAGTGCTGGAGGCACAATCATTTTCTTGGGCTTAGCGGCAATCAACAGGCCACGCTCATCAGTCCAAGCGGCGATTTGAATAACGGCTGCTTCCAAAGAAGTCTCGTTCAAATCAACTTGGGTGGTGGGAGTGTTGCTGTTGGTGCCACCAGAGATCAAGGGGTGGCTTGCGTTGAACAAGGACACGCCGTCGCCACCGGGGTAGCTGGAGCTGAAGCCATTGTTCAGGACGGCAGCAGCCTTGACCTGTTTGGTGTAAGCCATCGCACGAGCCAAAGACTTGGTGTAGCGGGCAGACAACGAGTCATACAAGTTATCTTCCACTGCTTCTTCAGTGATGGAGAAGCCCAAAGCGATGGTTTCGTGGGTGTAGCGGGTTGACCATGCTTCTTGTGCATTGTCGTAAGCGATGGCTGAGCCCTCGTTCTTGACAGGTGCGGCAGAGAAGCCGGACAGCTTGGTTTCTTCTTCAAACGAACGCTCAGAAGTCTCGGTTTCGTAGATTTCTTTGTGTTCTTCGCCGTAGCGAGCGTACTCCATACCGAACAAAGCGTTCAGACCGGGGAGCAACTCTTTCAGCAGTTGTGCGCGTGAAATAGCCATGATTTAGCTCCTTGATTAAACGCCAGAAGCGATAGTGGTTGTGTGAATCTCAAAGTTCCAACGAACGATGAGTTCTGGGAAGACAACGTTGCCAGAACCGTTAACGTATGAAGTCTCATAGACAACATCGACAACATTCATTGGCAGTGTGCCTGTGGTTGCAGATGATGCAACAGCTACGCGGCTATTGCCAGTAGTTGTCAAACCAGTGTTCTGCACCAATGCTACGTTAGTACCAATAACGGCAAATTGCGTAGTACTGGAAGGCAGCAAGCCAGAGGTGGCATCATCAGGCGTAGCGCCAGTAGCGATCACAGCCTTAAACAGCGTGTCGGGGTCATTACTTACATAAGCAGTAATGTACGTACCGGTTGGCGCTGCTGTATTAGCTGGGAAATACTGAGCAAAAATGGTCTGGCCTTGCGAGTTAACGTAAGAACATCCCAAGAAAACACCAATGATCTGTGAGGTTGTCACAGTTGCACGGGCGGTTGTAATGGCAGATTTGATAATCGTGCCATCGTTAATCATCTCAATGGGGTCACCATAGAAGATGCTAGTGTTGTACGCCGAAGCAATACGGTACTGACGAGTGGCACCTGCAAAAGGTGTACCGCCGTACAGATTGATCGGCTTCAGCCCGTAAGGGGCGTTTACCGTTGGAAAAGCCATTTGAAAGACTCCTAAAATTTAAGAACCAGAACCGAAAGTGACCTTGGTTTTCTTTTCTGAGAAAAGAGGCATCCTTGGATCACTATCACGAAGGAAATTGTTGTCCACGGATTCCATTTGAGCCTTGTTTTGGTCAGCGTAGTACGCTGCCCGCTGTTGCAAGAACTCTGATGGGATGCGGCAGAGCAACAAGCCACCTACTTCAACGTTGCCTTTAAAGCGACCTTCAGTAGTTGCGTGCATCATTAGCTCGGGATACTCCTCTGCTTTGCAGGGTTCATATCCTTCGCGCAACTTTGAAGAAATATTGCTGGGATCAGCAGTTCCTAATGTACTCAAGCGCACCCATCGGTGTGTCCAGCCCGGACGGTGATCCGGGGCGGGTAAGGTCTCTGGAGGACGCCACGCTGTTGGGCGCTGCATCACTGTACGAGAATCTACTTCACGCGACGAACGATTTTGTGCCTTATCGGCAACTTGAACTTTTTCCATTATTGACCTCTTCTAAGTTGAGCAACCTGTTTTGCGTATTCTTCTAACGGCACCCCAAGTCTGCGAGCAATCGCAGCTTCTGATGCCTTTAATTTGATACGGTTAGGCGGAGTACTCCGTGTAGCCGGGGCTACAGGCGAAGTAATTCTTGTTGCACGGCGCGGGGTTTCATCATCCTCGTCAACCGGTTCTGACTTTCTTGTGGAGGAGTCGTCTTCCTCATAGCTCTGGTCACTTTCAAAGTGCTCAGGAAATCTTTTGCGCATCGTTTTGTCGATGGTTTTGAAGTACTCTTCAGTACCTACATATTCCGCACCATACTCCCTTTGTAAACGCTTGTCAATGCCCATAGCGGCCATTGTCATTTCTTCGTCCTTACCCCACCAATCACTGTTGGAATCTACCCACTTCTGGGTACGGGGGGTTACTCGGGGGGCCTGTTGCTTAGTAGGAGCTTCAAATTCCCTATCGTCCACCTCGATGGGCTTCATGCCGGAGGCTTTGTCCAGCTTGAGCGTAGCCTTAGCAATAGTTGCTTGGGCTTCTGCCAGAGCATCTACATCCCCAGCTTCATAGGCTTCCTTGTAAGCTTTCTTGGCGTTAACCAATTCAACTTCCGCAGTAGTCTGTGACTGCTCAATAAAGACCTTGCTCCCGTGTGAAAGCTGCTGTTGAAGGCGTTTGTTTTCCTCGTAAACCTGCTTGGCGTAGGCTTCAGCGGCTTCTCGCTCGCGCAGGGCTTCCTCTTTGGCACGACGCTCGTCGTGATAGCCACGGGTAAATTTCTTAATCCGGGCCTGTACTTTCTCGTCATACGAGGCTAATTCATCGTCGGTCGGGTCTTCCACCGGCTCTTTCATGGGCTTGCGGCCACGATCTTCGGGTGGGGTATCGTCCTCGATTTCTACTTCAAACTTGTCTTTAGCAGCAGCCTTGGCGTCCTTTTCATCAGGAAACTCGTAAACTTCTTCATTAAATTTTTGTGTTGCCATGTGTTACTCCTTATGCAGCTCGTGTGATGCCACGGGGGTCTTCCACAACAGCCTCAACCGAATCATCATTGATGATGCGGAATTCACGGCCATGAATCTTCAAGCGAGTGCCTGAATTTGGGCGGACGATGACAAAGTCACCTTCCTTACAGCTCGGCCCACTGGGGAACCGGGTAGTGTCTTTGTAAGCGTCTGGGCCTAGTTTGACCACGAACAGCACAGGAGTGAGCACTTCTTCGTAGTGCATGGACTGGCTGGATTTCACAATCCCAATCTCGCTGTCTGAGTACTCTTCCATCGCCTCGGGGACAACAGTCAAGATATGGAAGCGTTGGGGGTCAGGCAATTGCTTGGCTTTTTGTTCTGCGGTGGTATTCAAAATACCGGACAGATCAACTGCCGCAACGTCAAATTCAGTCGTCATTGTGGTTCCTTTGCACTAGCTCGTTGATGATGTTTTCTGCGTAGTTCAGACCTAGGATGACTCCGCAGACTCTCCGATATTCCTCAATGTGGTCGCAACGTCCAGCAGCAGCGTAAGCTTCACGTTCCTGCTTTAACTTATTGATTTCACTGATGATTACGGATAGCAGTTTGTGTTCGTTCACTTACTCTCCTTCTTGCTGGGCTGATTTCGTTGCGCTGCCCGTTGCGCGTTTTGCATGGCCATTTGAGCGCGGTGTTTTGCAGCGTCTATGCCCATACGAACTCCTTCCATCTCCATCTGTTTGGAGAGCTTGTCTTTTGCAGCGGCTGCGGTGGCTCCCACTTGCATTGCCGCGATTTCTTTCTGCGCCTCAATGCGGGCTTCTTCGATACGAAGCTGGTCTGCTTTGGCAGCAGCGTCGATCTGTTGCTTTTGCTGCTTGAGCTTCAAGTCCTCCATCTTGATCTGGAGTTCTTGCATCTGCATCTGGACGATGGGGTCCTGCATCTGCTGTTGAGCTTGCTGCTGCTGGGCTTCTTGTTGCGCTTGTTGTGTGAGCTTTTGTGAGGCTTGAGCCACCATCATGGCGATCTGATCGGCGATTTCTGGGGAAACCTGCTTGTTCTGCTCTTCGTTTGGCAGCGGCATACCCATCGCCATCTCGACCTGCTTGCGATACTCGAACGCCATGTGCTCATTGATGTGGGCCATCGCTGCGGCCATGATCGCTTGAGCCTGTGGGTTCATCTGCATCATCTGCTGAATCTTGGGGTTCTGGATCGCAGCCATGTGTGCCTGAATGTGGGCTTCATGATTCTGCTCAACAAACGCCTTGACTGGCTTCATAGTCAGCAGGTTCTGGTTCTCCTGCACTGGGTCGGTTGGCACAGCATCGTCCTCGGTGGGCACGAGCTTGGACGCATTCTTGATGCCCAGCACTTCAATCATCTGACGGTGCAACAAGGGCAGGTCATACAACTGAGGGGCTTGCTGAGACAACTGCAAAACAGCTTGGTACTGCACGATCTTCTGGGCCATCGTTGCAGCGTTGGGGTCG